AATAGAGTTCATACGGCTCCCAGATGGCGGGGCTCAATTTCATAGGCTACACTTTTTCAGACTATGGTTACACCATATTTGCAAACTCACCCCGCCGTCCCGAGGTTCTATGACGGGCGAGGGCAGGACACGCATGGAACTCTGGGGAATTACAGTCGAGACGAAACGAAATCTAAAGACATTGGCGAAGGCCAAAGAGACGCAGGTAACGAAGATGCTGGAGCCAGTCATAGAAGATTATATACATCGGCACCGTCATGTTCTCGAGATGAGGAGACGTTAATGGGATTCTTTGACCGATTCAGGAGCAAGCCAGTCAGGAAGGCATCGTCCTTGGAGGAGATAATCTCAAGGGATTCCGCACAGGTATTGAAGGAAGCGAGGACTCCAGTATATTCTGGAGTTTCCACGGATTCGGCTTACAGACAGGCAATCCTTCCTCCCGTTGACCAGTTCTATTTAGAGCAATTAGCAGACAGGTATTCACATCTCAGGACAGTTATTACCAGGATAGCATCACAGGCCGTTGCTAAGGGCTGGGAGTACGAGGCCCGTGGAGAAGGCGACCCTGAGCAGAGGAAGATGGTGGAAACTCTTTTGAGAAACCCATCCAATAATTCGGCGGACATAAACGGTTCTGAATTTTTCAAGGCGATGATAAGACAGCTTGAGGTTTTTGACGATTGCTGGGTAAGTATTGTTTACGACAGGGTAGCCAGTGAGGATGGCAGTGTATCTGGCAAGGTAATCAAGGAGCTTTGGGTAGAGGACGCAAAGCACATGCGATTCAATGTGGATGCGTTTGGCAAGTTCATAGAGAATGAAGCGAAGTTCGACCCTGTAAGCAGGGAGTTTATGGGTGGTACTGTGAACCCCGAGACAGGCGTACAGTTGGAGGATATGGCCTACTTCTATGAGAGCGAGGATGGTCAGATACCGTTTGCGAGGGATGAGATAATCCACTTCAACAAATACAGTGCGAATGCCAGATTGTATGGACAGTCACCGATCATAGGTCTTGCCAAGAAAATCGAAACGGCTCTGGCTATTGAGAACTTCCAGAACAAGATTTACAGATTGGAAAGGCCACCCAAGGGATTCTTGGATGTCCCAGGTCACGATGAGGAAAGTCTCAACAGGCTGGGAGAGTACATTGCGGAGGAGACCAGAAGAAATCCGAATTTCATTCCAATCCTCAGTAGCAGGGATGCAACTTCGACAGCCAAATTCGTACCAGTAATGCCGAATATGGACGAGTTGATGATGCTCCCTTACATGGACAGGATCAACGCAGACATCAACGGTTCCTATGGAGTCATGCCATTGGTGGTCGGTCAGTTGGCAGGGGTCGGTGGATTGAACTCGGAAGGCGAGCAGATAACCATTTTTGATAGAACCATCAGAGAAACGCAACAATGCGTGGAGATGGGCTTTCTGAAGCCATTATTGAAACTTATGGAAGTAGATACTTGGAAGATTAGATTCAATGATATTAATGAGAAGGACGAGACGAAATATTTGAACAATATGAACTTGAAGGCCCAGATAATGACCCAGATGCAGAACGTCGGAGTGGAGATGGATTTGGATGATGAAGGAAACTTAGTACTCCCCAAATCCCCAGAGGTGGTGCGTCAAGATTTTCTAAGTCGTTCCCAGGGGTCGCTGGAGGCCGAGGAGCCAAAAGAACCTCTGGATATATGGAATCCGCCGCACGAGAACTCAGAGGAGTCCTTGTACAAGAACTTAAAGAGTTAGAGAAAGTAAAGACGTTTGACGAATTACGTACACAAGTAGGCGAGATTTCGATGATGATGGCGAACCGAATGCGGGACGCTATTCTGGATGATATTGACTTTGCATACCGCAATGGTTACAGGTCCGCATACGGTGAGATAAAGGGAATCCAGAAGGCGACCCCCCCACCAATGTCTCCAGATGACGAGGATTTGTTGAGAATTTTAAAGAAGGAGGGCGTACTTTTCAAGGCGTATGCGGATTTCCAGAGGGTCGTCACGGAGCAGTTGAATCAGGTTATATTCCAGAGTATTGCGGCAGGGGCTTCGATACCCCAGACGGTCCAGAGCATGAGGCAGGTGGCGGTAGGAGAAACTTACAAACTTACAAGGATAGCCAGAACCGAGATAATCAACATTAACAACGAAGGTCGGATGAGGGGTTATAGGCTTGCAGAACAGCGTATGGGCAGACAGTTCAAGTATGGTCTTATAATAGGAAAGGACCAGAGAACCTGCGAGGCCCATAGGGAACTATTGAGACGCATACCCAAGAGAGGGCTGTATATGGATGAACTGATCATGTTACAACAGGAGGTCGGTTCCAAGCACAGGATGAACTTAAGAGGCCATTCCTTATTACATCCTAACCAGAGGACATCATTGGTGAGATATGCGTGAACGATTGGAAATAGACAAGGAGTTCTGGGTTTGGTGGGATAGTTTATCTGATTACGAGAAAGAGTTGGAGATCGGTAGATGAAACACTGTAGGAAATGCAGTTTAAGTGCGATGAGTGTTCACATCCTCGGTAGTGGGTTCTGTCAGGAATGTCAGAGCGATCTGGAGTGGAAGAATGCACCTCGTATTCATAAGCAGCAGATGGAAAGGAAAGCACGTATTCAGTATTACGAGAAGGGAGAGAAGTACGTCAAGAAGAAGTGGAAGGAAAAATACGGTGATGATGATGTCGATACTGTAATGGGGTACAAGTAATGGGTCTGAGAGGCCCTGCTGGGGCAGCAGGTACTGTTGGCGGAGGCCGAGGTAGCCTGAATGTCAGATTCAAGTTCCCAGTAAGAACCCAGAAGTTCTTTGATAATGTTGGTGTCAATGTCGAGGAGGCGATAGACAATGTATTGCGGAATGTTGCTGACAAGATAATGACCCAGGCGATGGAGAATCTCAGTGAGGGTTTCAAAGGCCCATCAGGAGAAGATGGTGGTGCTTATGATACAGGTGTATTGGCAAACGGGTTCAGGATCAAGGATGAACCGATGAGAAAGGTAATCGGGAATAATGTAAGCTATGCAGCCCACATGGAATTTGGGACAGGTCCAGCAGCAGGAAAGAAGAGATACATGCCGCCTTATGGAAAAGGGTCCAATCTGGAGTCGTGGTCCAACAGGCAGCAGATAGGCGATGCGGCGAGCGTGGCCCGAACCATATACAATCGGGGAACCTTGCCCCGTCGGTATCTGGGCAGGGCGTTCCATACACGGAAGGACGAGATTCTCCTGCAATTTGCAGAAGAACTGGAAAACAAGATAAACGAGACGGTCCAGGTAAGGGTAGTTGTCCGACGACGCTGACGAATTGTGTACACGCTTGTGTACATAATCCGTAAAGTGGAATACGATTTGTGTACACAAAACGCTTCAACCCGAGTGTTTCTTTTCTTTTTTATACGCTGTTTGTGTACATGATTCGTGGCAGACGACAGTAATTCGGGATGGATCACATACCGCCCCGAGTGGTACAATGACAGGATTCTTCAGACTTTTATTTCTTCTCCTATCGTCGATAAACAGGGAGATATGGTTCCTACCAAGACCATCAAGGAGGCGATGGATTTCTATATGCGCTACGGCGTATATTCATACAGGCATGAGGAGATGCCAATCGGATTGCCACTGGCTTACAAAGTAAAGGAAGGAAAAGTAAAAATCAAGATCGGAATACACGACAAGATAGCCATGCATGATAAAGTATGGAAGGAGATTAAGGATTACGGACCATCTGGTGCCAGCAGCATCCGTGGTGAGGCCACAGACCAAGAGAAGGTATGTTATTCAGAGAACGACTGCCACAATCGTATCAACGAGCTTTCTCTCTGGTCTGTATCCTGGGTAGGCGACAATCCTGCCAACCCAGATGCCTCCGTCACGGATGTATCAATGGCGAAATCGAAGAGCATTCAGGTAACACTGGATGATGTAGAGTCGATGGTAGAGAAGATAATAGAGCGCAAGGGTAGCGAATATTGTCTATATGCCAAGAAGAACCGCAAACTATTGGGTTGCCATGATACCAAGGAAGGTGCAGTAAGGCAGGAGAGGGCCATCCAAGCCAGAAGGTTTGGTAAATCGGACGCTCTGGACGACATACTTACGAAGATAGAAAAATACAAGATTCCAAAAGGCGTAAAGAAGGAAGCAAAATACGGAAGGGAGCTTCGCAAGGAGTTCGGATATGGTGGTGGAGATGTTACAAAGAGTATCAACTATCACCTGATCAGCAAGAACTTTGTAAGTTACGGGATGGCGATGAAGATACACAAGTATTACAGGAGACATGAGACCGTAGACCCACAGGGCAAGAACTTCGATAACAAGAGGAGACCAAGCAAGGGATATATTATGTGGAAGATGATGGGTGGAGATTCGGGACATAGCTGGAGCAAGAGTCTGGAAGATAAAGCCAAATCGTTGGATAAGGCAGAATGTCCTTGTGTAATAAAGACAGAACGCTTACAGAAGTCCAATGACTATCTTAATGATATAATGCGCATGATCAAGTTTGGTACATTTATCAAAGCCCCCAAGAAGGAACCCAAAAAGAGACCCGAGAGAGGTCCTGGCGACCCCCCTGGCCCTTGGATGGCAAACTGCGTATTGTCGGCAAGGAAGTTAAGCGGTTTTACAGGTGACAAGATAACAGGTCCAAGGTCAATTATTAGAAATGAACGGGCGTGGTGTGCAGAGTTATGGAAAAATCCAGGCCTGTTCAGTAAACCTTACAAGAAACCCGACGGTACAACGGGAGTGACAGACGGCATGAAGTTTAGAACCGCCGTCGGCAGGGCCAATTTCCAACCCAAGCCCTCGAAGTAAACCCGAGTATTTTTCTTTATTTATATAGGCCATTACGGATTATGTACACATATGAGCGAATGTACTTGTGGAGCAAAGCCCACAGCATCTACCGATGAAGTGGTAGAAGCTGAGAAGAGCGAAGCTCTCGAAGAACCGATAGTAGAAGACCTTGACAAGCAGGAAGAGCTTTACAAGGACATGGAAGCTACTCTTGCAAAACTCAAGGAAGTTATGGCTTATCTTGAAGAGATGGGCGGCGAAGAGAAAGCAGAGGAAGCTCCCGAAGAAGAAGAAGAAGAAGAAGAGGAAGAGGAAGAAGAGCCTGAAGAGGAAGAGAAGGCAGACGAGGATGAGGAAGAGACTGTTGCTGAGAAAGCAGAGAACTTACACAAA